TATAAGATATGACTACATTAGAAGAGGATTTAGTTGAAACTATTGATTTATTAAACTTCACTTTCTCAAGTGACTTTGTAGATAAGTGGAGTTTTAAGTATGGAAAAAGATTACCTAGTCTTTATCAACTTAGACTTTTAAAGTCTCTTGATACTCGTAAGCCATTAAAACTTACTACAGTATATAAGTTCCTAGTCGTTGACTCTGGATTTAACGAAGAAGTTATAAAATCTTTCTTAGAAGATATTGACTACGAGATTTACTTTCCTATAATCAAAGGAAGGATTAACGAACTATGAACAAGAAACCCAAAATAACGAATGTAGAGTTTGTCGGTGGTGGTGGTGACGATTGGGTCACCTACGCAATTGTGATCGTAGCAGGATTCTTTATGCTTAAGACCTTATTTTCTTCTTAAGTTCTTTCTGCTCGTCAATCCTCTTGCAGACAGTATCTTCTGAGTTGAACTTAGGGCAAGCATCCTTATACTCACACCAGTCACAGAAGATGTTCTCCTGAGCCCAGAACTCATCCTTCTTCTTCTTTCGGATACGCCAGACTTTCTCAGTCTGCATCTTCTTCCATCGTTCAATTTGGAACTTGGTAAACTTCACAGCCACAAAGTTACCAGTGACAGGATAGTAGTGAGCGCAGTAGATCTTGTCATAAGGGACATCGTAGAGCATGTGGATTGATGCGTAACCCTTTAACTGGTTGTCATCCATGAGGGTCTTCTTCTTCTTTTCCCTCTTGGAGGTCTTGTAATCTACGACCAGATACCCGCCATCACTACCCTTAATGACACGGTCGATAACACCGATGAAGTTGATGTCGTGCTTCTCATCAAGAGGAACATTGACAGTCTGCTCAGTGGACATCGTCTCACCAAGACCGTTATTCCAGACGATGAAGTTTTCTAGGCAGGACTTCATCCTATCATTCTCATGGAAGGGAACTTTGTAAGTTGAGCGTTCCTGTTCCGCGATCTTAAGCAAGGACTTCATGTCCTTCTCTTTATAGCCAAGCTCAAATATCTTGTGTATAAAGGATCCGAAGTTCAAAGCGTCTTCATTCTTCGAGCCGAATCCCGGCAGCTTTAAGATGTATTTCAGTCTGTACTTCCACAGGCACTGGTCTATAATGTCACTCTTAGAGGCACTAATACTATTTATGAACATGGGCTCTGATTCCTTCATTAGAAAATACTGCTTGGACAAGTTCCAGTCTAATTATAGACTCCAGAGTGACGATACCGAGCTTGTAGTTCCCTCTATCTTTGTAACAAACGATTACAAACGTCACATGTCGATCAACATGGAGACGGGACTGTGGCGTTGCTTTAAGACTGGTGAGACTGGTAACTTCCTCAAGCTGTATGCTGTCCTTGAGAAGTGCAGCTACCGTGAGGCATACGAGAAGTTTGTCTTCGAGGATTTCATGGCAGGCTACAAAGGTCGTCGGCCAGTAGAACAGTTTGATCCTAATGAGATTGATTCCGACCTCGACGAGTCACAACACTTTGAGGTTGTTCACGATCACCCCTTCGTGCAGTCGCGTGGAGTAGATCAGTTCAAGTTCTATACAGCCACAGGTGGCAAGTATAAGGGTAGGCTAATCATTCCGTTCATCAACCGAAACGGCAAGCTCTTCTACTTCCAAGGTCGAGCATTGGGCAATGAGCAGCCCAAGTATCTGAACTGTAAGAACCTCAAGAGTTCCCAGGTTCTATACCCGTTCGATTATGCCTCTCAGGAGCCTCTGTATGTCACTGAGGGCGTCTTTGATTGCCTTAGCCTACAGGCAGTAGGGTTGAATGCAACGACGACTCTAAGCTGCTTTACGAGCCGTGAGCAGATCCTTCAACTCAGCCAGTATACAGGACCACTCGTTTGTGCTTTCGATAATGACGAGGCAGGAACTAAGGGCCGTAAGAAGTTTATGGACCTTGCTCACTGGATCAGGAGGGATGACCTGTTCTCAGTTGTGCCTACCGCTCCCTATAAGGACTGGAATGAGATGCTCGTTAAGAAGGGGTCAGACTTCTTGAGAGCGGAGGCTGAGAAGATCGGTAAGCTAGATGCACTTCACTTGATGTATCTAGCGTATGATAAAGGCCATGTCATTTGATACAATGGTCTGGTTCAGAGCATTGAACTTAAGTCTTGCGACATAAGTGCCCGTCATAGAACCCAGAGTCCCGTCGAGAAGTCTTGGGTGAGTCTTGAGAGCCTCTGTATCAAACGTGAAGATCACTGTGTTTTCAGATGTAACATCCATCAAACCAGATGTTGCAGCGTAGCCAGAAACCTCAACTCTCGCATCTAAATTACGATCCTGATTCTTCTTGTAAATCTCAATCATGGGATCAGTAACCAGCGATTGCTTGAAGAGGTTTACGATGCTGCGGTCAATGTTGGCGTTCTCCAAGGTGAACTCGTTTGTAAACTTAAGATCAACCTTCGAGCCCAGGACCAGATAGTTATTTTCAAGTCTGGTTGCAACACGGAACAGGAGAGGCTCTGTCACACCGAAGAACCTATCCTCAGTGAGGGTGAACTCATTAATAATAGTGTCTAGATCAGAGCCTGTATTTCTCTTGAGAGTCCAGACATCAATGTAATCCCCTGTGGCAGACACTCTATTCGAGATGGTAGTATCTCCAGAGAGGTTAAATACGCCATAAGGAGTATCCTGCACATCATTCAAGACAACTGCATACTTACCAGTGGAGAGTTTATAGATGCCCGAAGCGTCTGAAACATTGTAGTTGCTAGCGTCGAAAGAACTAGAGTTAGTTCGAGAGTTACTATTCGAAAAGTGCATGAGCACATTTCCGCTAACATCAGACTTGATCTCACCGTCAGAGTTTATAACTGAGCTAGGAGATTGATTGTCAGAGGCAGCAAAGATAGAGACTCCGCTGATCTCATAAGGATCGGCATATTGCCCATCATTGATGAAATACAGTATGAGCGCAGTCGGACCTAACACAGTAGGTCTTTCATGCCTTGTGGTAACTTGATTATTATTGATTTTCATGCTAACTCTCCAGCTTCTTTACCTCTTCAGTGTAAAAATTAATGAAGGCCAAACGTTCCTTCTGAGTCATAATCTTTACATCTGAGTAAGATAAGCCTACCTTATTTACTAATATATACGCTTGATAAAGAAGATCCTCTGAGGATAAACTGTTAGTTAGCTCACTGAAAAAAAACTGACATCCATCGGGACCGCCATGGTTTCGCTATGAGTGCATTCAGGACACTCAAAAACGAACCTTGGATTGACTCCATACTCCCCTTTATTGATTTCAGATATAATTTTCTTGATATCCTGAATATGCATACGTTTCAGAGCCTTTGAGATAAACACTGGATCTGAATTGCCATCAATCGACACCACAAACCTATACATGTTCTTATAGACTTCCTCAGAATTGCTCAGGAATATCTCTTCACGGCTTCTTGGGAATCTAACCTCAGCTTCAACTTTAAGTTTAGGTAGTTTTATTTTTCTAGGATCCTCTAAGTCATCAGGCACCTGAGTCATGTTAAGGTGCTGGGAAAGACTCAGTGATGTCTTAATTTCTGCCGTACATGCAGGGCATGTAATGTTAAAGTCGTAACTATCTCCATATGAGACCTCTCTAACTTTCATAAGGAGAAACATCTTATCCATCGACAGCAGATCATCAACATTAATACCATCAATAGACTTTTCAAGAAGTTTGGACACTATATCTGTCTTGGCATCCTTGGCGTTTAAGATCTTTTGCTCATCTAAGAAAGTTAGAGGCTTAACATCAACCCCTTGAAATCCCGTATAAAACTTACCCTTAGATGGCAGATCTGTGATAGTGATTGTGTCGTCGGAGGACTCAGCGAATAAAGCGTTCAGAGCATCCTCTCTAGGATCTCCTGAACCTCCAACAATTTGTTTGTTCTTACTCATACTACACCTTTATTGCAATAATACTATTATAGTATATGAAGATAGTAGTAGGTAACTTAACGTCTACCTTAGAAACAGATAATCCTAAGATAATATCCGCTCTGAGAAATAAGTATGCTTTCTCAGTCCCAGGCTACCAATACTCTACTGCTTACAAGAGGAAGACATGGGATGGGAAGAAAAGATACTTCGGAGCTAACGGTAAGTTTAGAACTGGTTTACTTAGACGTATTGTAGCAGATCTAAATGAGATTGGAGCAACTAATATTGAATGGGAAAATAAGCCTGAAGAGCAAGAACCCTTCATCCCTTCGGTCGGTAACTTTGAGTATCGTGAGTATCAGAAAAAGGCTATCTATCAGTGCCTTAAGAAGCGTAGAGCTATTGTAGACAGTCCCACAGGGTCTGGTAAGACCCTTATTATGGCAGGGTGTATTGCTGCCTTACAACACGATAAGGATATTACAGCAGTTGTCTTGTTCCGAGAGAAGGGTATCCTCAACCAGACTTACGAGTTCTTCAAGAGATGTGGTATTCGTGATTTGGGATACAATTCAGGTGAAGGATTTATTGATGGAAAGATCATGCTATCCACAGTTCAAAGTATTGAGCGTATAGTGGATACACACCTACAAGCTGATTTGCTTATGGTTGACGAAGCTCATCAGTTCTGCAAGGGGGAGACCACCATAGCAGCCGTTGAGAGCTTCCCTAACGCCTCCTACAGGCTTGCATTCACTGCCACCCCTCCAAGGGAGAAGGCAAAAGATATCAACGCTAGGATGGTCCTAGAGGGCGCATTCGGCCCTGTATACACGACACGCACAGCAGAAGATCTGATCAAGGATGGTGCCCTTGCAAAGCCTATCATTCAGATTGTGGATAACACTCCAGTCTCCTCTGTGCCTGACGACCTTTCCTACCTTGAGATATACGAAGAGTATATCGTAAACTGTGACAGGCGCAACGACAAGATCAAGACAATTGTATCAAAAGTATACCAGTCTAATCCTAAGGCTAAGATCCTCATACTTGTAAAGAACTTGCAACATGTAGAAAACTTACAACAGAGAATCGACAACTGCTACACTATTGAGGGTAAAGATGATATCGACAGTAGATATGATATCATTAACAAATTTGTAAAGGATGATAAACCTGCTACAATTGTAGGAACAAACGTCATGCAGACTGGTATCAGTATTGACGAGATCAGTCATATGATCAATGCTAGAGGATTATCTGGTGAAGTTCCGACATTGCAGGGTTTAGGTCGAGGTATTCGTAAAGCGAAGGGAAAAGACGAGATGTATTTCTACGACTTCTACGACCGTATGCCATACCTTGAGAATCACTCCAAGCAAAGAATACACCACTACGAAACATTAAAGTTTGAGGTTCACAATGTCAGATTCTGAGATACTAACTAAAGAAGCACAAGTTGATAC